GGTTGGTTAGAGTTGAGTGGGTTATAGCAATTGGTTGTCGGCATGGTTATTCGGTTGCGATTCCTTGGCTCTCGTAAAACTTTAGAAGAAGGTAAGCATGGTCTCAAAAATAGGTTGGTAATAATTCGGCACTATCAATTCTCGACTACTAGTGTCATATCCGTCCAACCAGTTTTCAATGGCTTTCTGGTCGCTCACTTCGATCTGGTAACTGCAAGCAAAGGCGTGTCTCAAGGTTTCCGGTATGGCTGAATAGAATCTTTGTTTACTCCCTTTCAAGAAAGCATCGACGATCCCGGGCAAATCATCCAAAACGATGCCCTGGTGTACAAACTTCTTTCTCAAATCTTTGTCAAATCCCATTCCCTGTGTGTGCCATGATGTGACTTCTTTCAAACATCTTTCATTCATAGCACATCCTGCCATTTTCAACATCAATCGAGCATAGCTAGACACGACCGGCACTCCATCAGCCTCAAAACAAGCTGAAATTGCTTTTGCCAAAGCCAGTCTTCTCATAGCTCTACCCATCACTGGGGCTGGATACCAGCCCAGTCTGAAAACCTGTCTGCCTATCAATCTCACAAATTTGCAAGTGTACTCTCCGTCATATGTTCTATAGTACACATATTTACCAGAGCAAAATTCAACATCAAACTCATCTTGCTCGTCCAGTTCCATTTTCTTCACATCCATCTTCATTCCCAAATCATCAAAAGTTTCATTTACTAATTCTGCGACTGGCATCTCTGAAAAATAACACATATCATCCCCCTTCACTATCGGAGTCAAATTGATTTCAGGCATCGAATTGCCATTAATCGTGTATTCTTTCTTGCCGTTGGCTTTCCACCCGGCGTACATCGTAATCAGAGTTACCAGAAGTGTATTCGATAAAGTTGTGTCCATACTCCCTGAAGCCATGGTTCCGAGGACCGCGTAATTGAAAGTCAATTCTTCCATACGTTTTTGGTCGTCTCTGCTCCCCGAGAACCAGGCTTTTGTCACTCGAAGGCTACGGAAATGTTTCACCATATGCGGGTACAATCTCTCGTAGATGTCCAAGGGTACTGCTCTCACGCCATACTTCTGTGAGGCGTCAAACTTACTGCAGTCTCCGTCCCCTTGTTCAATTTTCTTTCCCATACTGGAATAGACATTCGCTAGATCACTCATCAAAGCTTCTTCTTCTTTCTTGCTTCTTCCATTGATCCAGAATCCTTCCCAGTCCCGCATTATCACTTTGTTCAATCCATGCGTTGCGCACGCTATCAGAGCCTTATCAGCAGTGCACACATTTGAAATCAGTCTACAAACCTTCGGCAATTCTCCAAGCGGTGGTGGCGCTGTCAGTTCTCTCGTTTTAGGGAAAGCCGCTACAGTGGTGTATTTCTTGGGTTCCTTAGGATTTTGT